GCCAGGGTGGTGGCAGAGTGAATCCAGAGTGGATCGAGTGGTTAATGGGATTCCCTTTACGGCACACAGAAATAAAGGATTAGGTAACGCACAAGTGCCACTTCAAGCAGCTACAGCCTTTTCACTGTTATGGGAAATAAAGAATGACAAGAACTAACCAGCAGAATAACGCTTTCCACAAATACATCCGCATCTTAGTAGAGGCGATGATTAATCAAGATTTAGATATGCGGACAGCAGTAAAGATACCCATTCAGCCTACGATGGAGAACGTAAAAGCTACAGTTGTCCACTCGGTAATGAACGCTTTGTACCCAGATGTAGAATCAACGGCTGATCTATCAACCACTCAGATCAATCAACTCTACGAAACCATCAATCAGTTTACTTGGCATAAGTGGGGCATTTCGATAGAGTTCCCATCAAATCACGATTGGGGCGAAAATGAATGACGCGAATCCACTAACGCCTGACGATATCCGTCTAATCGAGATGTTATGCGAAGAACGCTCTAGCTTAAGACGGCAGATGCTAGAACTGAGTAATGAATCAATCGCTGAGAAGTTTGAAATACCGGTTGAGGAAGTAAAACGGATTTCGTACTACATGACGAAACGGAGATATCGGAAGTGAAGATTAACCAGGCTGATGCAGCCTTCTCTAAGTGTGTTCGAGAGCGTAATGACTGGCACTGTGAAAAGTGCGGAAAACAGTACGAGAAGAACTCAGCAGGACTACATTGTAGTCACATCTATTCACGCCGACACAGAACGATCCGATGGGATGGTATGAACGCACAGGCGTTATGTTTTTCTTGTCACCAATGGTATGGCGGTAATCCTGCCGACTCAGGGCTGTGGATAACTGACTTGTTGGGTGAAGGTCACATGGCTATACTCCGCGAGAAAATGAACTCTCGTGTAAAAGTGTCTAAGCTAGAAGAAAAAGATATTGCCAAGCATTATCGAGAACAGTTGAAACTTATCGAGCAACAACGTGCCGAAGGTAAAGTCGGACGTATAGAATTTGAGTCATATCAGTAACTTATGGGCAGACCTACCGATTATTGTGATAAAATAGCGATTGATATTTGTACAGAGATATCTTTAGGGCGTTCTTTGCGTTCAATATGTGAAGATGAAACCATGCCAAGCGTTAGAACAGTGATCACTTGGAAGCGTAAACATCCTGAGTTTCTTCAGCAGTACGACTCAGCGTGTATCGAGCGGTCTGAAATGTTGGTAGAAGATATGCTTCACATAGCGGATAGCAGTGATCCAACTGAAGCAGCAAAGACACGCATTCAGGTAGATACACGAAAGTGGGCAGCAAGCAAGATGAAGCCTAAGAAGTACGGCGAGCAGCCTGAATCTGAAGTTGAAGATGTTGATCCAATCGTAGTAACCCGATGAATCTAACCGATCCTCAATGGGATATATTCACAGACGATAATCGCTTTCGTGTAGTAGTAGCGGGTCGAAGATTCGGCAAGACCTATCTCTCAACCATTGAACTATTACGGATGGCTCTAGGTGAGAACGAAAAGGTCTACAACAAGAACTGCTGGTATGTCGCCCCAACCTACAAGGCAGCTAAAGAGATCGCTTGGGATATGCTCAAGGCTACTATCCGTGAAAAGGATGTAAGCAAGATAAACGAGTCAGAACTAAGCATTAGGTTCAAGAACGGATCAATCATTGCCCTAAAGGGAGCAGAGAAGCCTGACAACCTTCGCGGTCGATCACTGGATTTCGTAGTTCTGGATGAGATTGCCGATATGCGTCCTGAAACATGGAATGAGGTTATCCGTCCATCACTGTCAGACCGTCAGGGAAGTGCTTTGTTTATCGGTACTCCTAAAGGGCGTAACCACTTCTACGATCTATGGACTCAAGACTTAGATGACTGGGCATCGTTTCAATTCACCACCCTTGAAGGTGGCAATGTTCCTGACTACGAGATAGAGGCTGCTAAACGGGACTTAGATGAGCGGACGTTCAAGCAAGAGTATGAAGCTGCGTTCGTTAATTACTCCGGCATCATCTACTACAACTTTGATCGCCAGGACTCGGTTGAGAGTACCTTGTTAGGCGATGACCATCTGCATATCGGTATGGACTTCAACCTTGATCCCATGAGTGCTGTGGTGAGTATCCGTGACGGCAGTAAGTTACGAGTCATTGATGAGATCGTTATCTACGGCTCAAACACTGATGAGATGGTTGACGAGATTAAGCTACGCTATCCGAATAAACGCATAACGATTTATCCTGACCCTGCTTGTAAACAGAGAAAGACCTCAGCCGGTGGTAAGACAGATTTAAGCATCTTAGTCAATGCGGGATTTGCAGTTAAGGTAAGAGAGCGTCATACTTCCGTCCGTGACCGTATAAACTCGGTCAATGCGCGGCTTAAAACATCTGACGGTGAGAGGCATTTATTTGTCGATCCCAAATGTAAGCAGACGATTAAGTCGTTAGAAAGACAAACTTACAAGGAAGGCACTAGCCAACCTGATAAAGACTCAGGCTACGATCACATGAACGATGCGCTGGGTTATTTGGTGGACTACCTTTACCCGATCAAGCGAGAGCATGACATACCACAACCGACTAGGTGGAGTTAATGGATACGATTACTTCGACTCATCCCGATTATTTAGCTAACGAGAATAATTGGGAATTTTATTTACGATCTTACTTGGGCGGTGACGATTATCGTGGTGGTAATTACCTTGTCCGCTATCTAAACGAATCAAACGAGGATTACTCTCGCAGGGTTGATCTGACACCAATCGACAACCATTGTGCGAACGTAGTCCATATCTACTCATCTTTCCTGTGGAAAAACCAACCGACTAGAAACTACAACTCACTCGATGGTGATCCTATTCTCATTGAGATGATGCGCGACACTGACTTAGATGGTCAGTCACTTGATACCTTCATGAAGGAAGCGCAGATTTGGTCATCGGTTTACGGTCACTGTTGGATTATGGTTGATAAGCCTAAATCCAATGCAGGTACTCGTGCAGAGGAACTAGAGCAAGCAATTCGTCCTTACTTCAACCTCTACACGCCAGAGAACGTGTTTGATTGGAAGTGGGATCGCACTGCTAGTGGTCGCATGAAACTTGTTTACCTAAAACTTCGTGAGTCAGTAGTACGAATTAATGAAACAGACAGCAAATCCTATTTCCGTGAATGGACAGAAGAAACCGTCAAAGTGTGGGAAGTCCACAACGAAAATGAGCGAGTCATTGAGGAGATGGACAACCCTTTGGGAGTTATCCCTGCTGTTTATCTTCCTGCTGCTAGGACTGTCACTCGTGGTATTGGTAAGTCCGATATTGCTGACATTAGCTTGGTACAGAAAGCGATCTATAACGAACTCTCGGAAATCGAGCAGCTTATTCGGATATCAAACCACCCGACATTAGTTAAGACTTTCGATACTGATGCAACAGCGGGTGCTGGCGGCGTTGTTCATATGCCAGATGAGTTAGACGGCAACCTTAAGCCGTATATGCTTCAGCCATCAGGCGCAAACCTTCAGGGCGTAATGGAATCAATCCAGAAGAAAACTGAATCAATCAACCGCATGGCTCACCTGGGCGCAGTTCGCGGCACTGATGCAGTAAAGGCTTCAGGTATTGCACTCCAGACCGAATTCCAACTGCTTAACGCTAAGTTAGCGGAGAAGGCTGACTTGTTAGAGAACGCTGAAGAACAATTATGGCGTTTTGTTGCCTTATGGCAGGACAAGATGCCTGACGTTGAGGTTTACTATCCTGATTCATTCGATGTTCGTGATTATCAGAACGAACTAATTTTCCTACAGCAAGCAAGGGCTTCAGGCGTTCAATCACCTACCTTTACTCGTGGCGTGGATAAGATGATCGTTGATTTAATCTTGGATGACGAGGAACTTCAGCAAGCCTATGACGAGATTGATTCGGCTAGGCAGCTAGGTGACTTCACGGCTGAGTAATGTCTGACATTAATCACGCTAGGATTGTGGAACGATTGGGTGATACCCATGAGGAACGCATTTTAAGTATTCTCAAAGAACTTGAGGATCGTATTGCGTCCATCGCTCTAGCAGCACCTTTAACGGATGGGAAACTTTCCGATTTAGCGTGGGCAATCCAAGCAAGAGCGCAGATCGAGCAAGCCTTTCGGGAAACCTTCTTAACGGAAGCAGACTCTATTGTTCGTAACTACGATGAGGTTACAGCCTCTCTCGGTACGATGTTCGAGGAGTATGGCGGTCTATTCGAGGTTTCAGATGACATCCTGAACAACCTAAAGCGCGTATCCTTTCAGGGCTTCCAAGATATCGCCTCTACCTTTTCTGACGAACTGGCTAATGAGTTGTATCAGAACACCCTTACAGGCAGACCGATTGAGGAGTCTGTAAGAAATATCCGACAAAAGATTAATGGCATCTACATGGAGTCCGATAAGGACGAGGTGAATCGCCTAGTGGCTTTGGCGCAGGAAGGTTCTGAGGAAGCTGTTGAGGCACTGCATCGGGTTTATGCTGCTGATCGAACTGGCAACAACATGAGGCGTTATGCCTCTCAGATGGTTCACGATTCGGTGATGCAGTTTGACGCATCTCTTAACGTAGCGGCTGGCAAAGAATTAGGAATAGACCGATGGAAGTATTACGGCTCTGTTATCCGTGACTCTCGCGATTGGTGTAAGAAACACGCAGGAAAGTCCTACACCGAAGAAGAAATCAGAGATATGTGGGCTAATTCCTCATGGACAGGTAAAGCCGCAGGTGATCCGTTTATCGTTCGCGGTGGATATAACTGCCGCCATCATTGGCGACCTGTATTTGATGATGAGGTGTTAAATGCCTAAGAAGCTAGAGATGGAATTAAAGAAAGTCTGCCGAAAGCGCGGATTATCAAAAGAACGCTGTGATGCCTATGTTTACGGCACACTTCGTAAGACCGGATGGAAGCCATCCAAACCTAAAACTCGTTAGAGGTACGCATACATGAGCGAAAACATGGAAAACACGGTAGAAGAATCAGTTGAAACTCCAGTAGAGATGGAAGCTGAAAAGACATTCACACA